GGTTTCTCTTTGTAGTCGTAGCGCCAGAGGTACTTCATTACGTTACCCTTGAGGTATCCAAAGAACTGCTCAGAAGGCATGGACGCCTTGATAGCTTCAATGGCCTCAATAGCTCCTGTGTTGTAGTGATCTGGATTCTCTACAGGACATGACTCCTGAGGCTCCCCGTAAGCTGCCTGAGCAGCCCTGTCCCACTCGTCTGGTGTAGCATCATCTAGAGAGCTAGTGCGCCACCACTGACCGTCCTCAGGCACCCCCTTAGGGGCTTCTGTGGTTGGCTTGAACTTACCGAAGGTGTACTCAGGTTCGTCGTCGTAGGGTTGGTTACGTTTACTCTTAGTAGTCATTCTTCGGTCTCCTCTTCTACTACAGTTTCCCAGAACTTCTCTAGTCGGTTGATTAGTTTATCTTCAAAGCGCTCTAGTATTTCCTCTGAGTTTATCTGTAGTGCCTCTAGTAAGTCGTCGGGGTCATAAGTTTTCAAGATACGTTCCTTAGTTTCTTCAAGAGTTAACATAGCTGACTAGCTCCTCTAGGGTATCCAGTGAGTACCACTTGATTCCGTGTTTCTCACACCACTCAGCCATTGTAAGCTTAGTACCCTTCCTGACTTTCTGATTAGGTTTCATTAGTACGAAGACTAACTCACGGTGGTCTGGTAAGCAGTTGACAATACTTTTGTACTTCTGCGTGTCTCCTTCCCTAAAGAAGCCTTTGCACTCCACCAAGACTCCTGAAGCGTGGACGAAATCTGGAGTGTATACCCTAGGAATGTTATACTGTACTTTCTCTGTTTCATAGGTGAATCCTTCGTGGTTTAATTGTGTGTTAACTGTGTTCTCAAACTCTGATCTAAAATTGCTTGAGGCTGATTTCTTCGACCTTCGGCTCATTGTGTACCTCTACCAAATAACGTGGACCTGAAGAATACTTGAAGGCTCTTAGAGAAGGCCAGCAAGTTGCTTTGTATGAGCAGTATGAGCACCCTACGGCGAGTTTCTGGTTGCCACTCTTTCCATCTGCGATAGGCTGGTAGCAGACGTTGGGAGGTGTAGGATGCTCCACTAGTTTTTTTACGCGTTCTATGTGCTCCTCTATGTCGAAGGATACTTTGTCGTAACAAAAGTGGTCCTTGTCTAATGAGTCGTACATGAGGTACGTAAGGTGACCATTTTGTTTATCCATGGCTAACCATCCGAACTTTGTTTCCCCTTCTGAGTGTGCGTAACCCTTGATTTGAGCCACATATCCAAAAGGATCATCGTAAGCAAGGTTTCCGTTCTTAAACTTCTTAAAGGCAAACGACGAAGTACTCTTAACGTCTGTGACAATGCCGTCAATCTTGCAGTCCATAGAACCTTTGATACCCGCGACTTCACACTTCTTTTGCTCATCTGTCACCTCATGGCCTGAGAGTCTAGTGAGAAATATCAGCATCTCTTCGATCAGGTGTCCGTACATAAACTTAACGTAGGTGTTACCTGTAAACTCCTCTTGCTCCTGTGGATTATTCACAGCGTTCCAGAGGAAGCGATCAGGGCGCCCTATGTTAGACATGCGTAACTTACGATCATCACGCTCTCTGGTAAACAGGGTTCGCATGAGGTCCTTACAGTGTACCCCAAACCTATCTATCTCAGCCTCTAGGGAGACACCCTCGGGTACCTCTTTAGAGACCATGAGAGCGTATATGTCATCTACTAGTGTATCTACGGTTTTCATTGATAGTTCTCCATGGTACTATCTAACATGACTCTAGCGAAAGCAGGGGAGCATTTGAACCACTCGTTCTTCTTACCTGCTGTCCACTCCTTGAGGATACTGTGTGCCTCTGTCTCTGCTGTGCGTCTATCGTTCACTGACCAACTGTAGAACAACTCGTAGTCTCGGAAGGGTGATGACGTTTGGTAGCCCCTGAGGCGATCCTCTGCGTCTACAGCCATACCTACCTTGACCCACTCAGGGAAGCATGGGTTGGTGATGATGTACACCTGACCCTCTGTGCTACTCTGGTACTTCTCAAGGCTACTAAACGCTGCGTCTTCAAAGCTACTATAGTTGCCAGCTTTGTACAGCGGGTGACTCTTTGGTACATACTTACCGTTAACATACATTCTCTTAGGGTTGTTCTTAGGGTTATGCTTAGGATTACTTAAGGCATTACTGATTCTCTTGCGTTCTTTGTCTTCCTCTGTTGCCATTTGTTTCTCCTTAGGTTATACTATAATTATATCAGAATTTACTCTCTGAGTCAACACTTTCTTTCAACTTTTGCTCAATGAGTTTCCGCCCACGTTTGTCCGACCTTGTACTCTCCGTCGAGGGGGCATCTGAGGCTGTAGTGGATTCCTGCTGCTTTGAGGCATTCCACAGCCAGCCAGCCGAACTTTTGGGCTTCTTTGGTGGCAACCTCGGTTTGTACTTCGTCATGTATGTTCCCCACAAATTTATAGTTAAGGTTCCATTGCTGGGCATAGTCATCTAAGATCACTAAGGCCTTCTTCATAACTATGGCGCCAGCGGCCTGAAGGAGTGTGTTTAGTGCTGCGTGTTCTGACCTAACCCAAAGCTTTCTGCCGTCGAGTCCTCGGAGGTGACCACGGCTAGCAGCGTTTCCAACTCGTTCTCGTAGACTTTCAAGAGAAGGTGTATTTCGTAGAAACCTTTGCTTAAGTTTTCTACCGTCTCCTGAAGATCCTCCGACGATACTTCCGATTTTGGCGTCTCCTGCCCCGTAAAGGAAGGCATAGATAAAAGTCTTTGCTTGAGGTCTCGTGTCAAGCCCTGCTGCCATTTGATTTCTGGTGTGAATATCTTCTTTAAGTAGGACATTGGTGAACTCCTCATCATTCATGTAGTGTGCTAACATACGTAACTCAAGACCAGAGGCATCGAAGCCAACCAAGGATTTACCCTCTGGAACCATCCAACAACTCCTACACTCCTCACCATACACTGAGTTACTAGAGGGTACCTGAGCCATGTTAGGGTTCTGGTGTGTCATACGTCCAGTGATAGCACCGTTACTTATGACCCTACCGTGTACCCTACCGTCCTCCTGTGTATGCTCTAGCCAACTCTTGACTTGGGCGTACCTCTTTTGGAGTAGAAGGTACTCCAGAACTTGTGCCGCCTCGGGTACATGTGAGTTCTCCTTGAGGGTTCTCTCGTCAACCATAGGCTTTCCTGTCGGAGTGACCTCCTTCCACACTGCACCCTTAGTTGCAAGTCGGGTAGCAATTTGGTCTCTGGAGCCAACGTTGAATACCGTGACTTTATCTTTGAGTTGCTTCCCCGTCTTCTCTGAAATCCTCTGCTCAACGATAGGGGGGAAAGTCTCTTGTAGTTCATCTTGTATGACATTCATACGCTCCTTAAAGATCCCTAAGAGGTCATAGCACTTCCTCTGGTCCACGAGCCACCCATTGCGCTCCTGCTCCACAGTGCACCATGCGACCTGATGCTCTAGGTCCTGAGACTCCTGAGAGAACCCCTCTAGATCCTTGAGTAGCCTCTCATGTACAGCCTGAGTTACCTCTACGTCCTGCATACAGTAGGTAATCATCTCCTCTGAGAGTTGACTCCAGTCACTATGGTCACCCTTAGGGAAACCTAAGATGTTACCCCAGTTCCTCAGGGAGTGACCTCCGGATCTGCTAGGGTCTGCTAACCTAGAGAGAACCAAGGTATCAATGATCCTAGACCGCCTAAGAGTAGTGTGCCAAAGAGTGTCCACCACGCGAACATCGAAACCAACTCCATTGTGGAATACGAAAGAAGCATCACCTTTAGATGATACATACGCCTTAAAATCTTCTTCATTACAAATGACCTCCGTTACTCCGTTGTGTCTACAACAGGCTACCCAGATAACACTAGGGTCTAACCCATCAGTCTCAATATCCATGTAGACATAGTTGCTCAAAACTCTACCTCATCTCCTGCTGTAGGCTTAGGAACCTCTGACATACGTCCAGTGTTTACGTCATACTGTAGCCAACATGCGGGGCCAGTCTGCCCACTATAGCGGTTCTTCAGTACTCTAACACTGGTGGTATTACGTATCTCTGGGTCTTCGTTCTGCTGATCCCTTTCCATCCCTATGACCATATCTGATAACTGAGCGATACTCTGACTACCCCTGAGATCCTGTAGGCTAATCTTACCACCGTCCTCATGGGCTGTACCTGAGGTCCTACGGAGGTGTGACACTAGGAACAATGTTATCCCAGTCTCAGCCACCAAGGATCTTAGGCGGGTCATTATCTCATCAATGGCCTTCCGTTCATCTCCGTTCTCCTGAGAAGAAACAACGATGGATAGGTGGTCGAGGATGACGTATCGGCAATCCAAGGCCTTCGCCATATACCTGACTCGCGAGAGTAGATTATCGGCTGACGTTGACCCCCAGTGGTCAAATAGATAGTAGCGTCCTGTACCCATCGTTGCTTCCCAGAAGGGTCTAAGCTCATCAATAGGTGTGTCTTCTTCCAAGTGTAGAGGCCTGTTCGCTGCCACCGACATGATTCCCAACGATGTACGTGCGACATCTTCTTCGAGTGCAAGTACACCAATGTTGGATTCAGTTCTCCGTAAGAGATCATACTCAAGCTCTCGTATGAACTGAGACTTTCCCATGCCAGAGCCGCTGGTGATAGTGACAAGCTCGTACGCTCTGTGTCCTCTCGTAATGTCATTTAATCCCTCCCAAGGATACGGGACACTCTTAACGTTCCTTTTGTTTACCAACGCCTCCCATGTGTCCTGACCTGAGACAATCCCATCGGGCCTGTAGACCTTAGCGTCCCACCAGCAACGTATAAACTCACGTATCTGGTTAGCCTGTAGCATATCTGAGGCATCCTTCATAGGAAGCTCACACACCTTCAGCTTATTAGGACTAAAGAGGTCCTTAATCTTCTCTAGGGCTGCTTTACCTGCCTTATCTTGATCTAAGCATAGGACAACCTGATCGTAACCCTCAAGCCACTCTAGTGCCTCCTTAATGTCTCCCTCAGCGTTACTAGCAGACTTGAGGCTCACTACGTCATACTTGTTGTCAAACATCTCAGAGACGCTCATGGCGTCTAGCTCACCTTCAGTGATCGTGATAAACTTACCACGCCCACGACACGCCTGTTGCCCAAACAAGCCTGTACCCTTAATGCTACCAGTAGCGTAGAACTCCTTGGGGGACACGGTGCGTACCTTTGACGCCACCAGCTCACCCGTCTCGGGGTTATAGTAAGGGTAGTAATGCTTCTCAATGGCCCCGTTAGCATCGTAAGTAACCGTCACTTGGTATCGTTGACTGGTCTCCTTAGATAGCTTACGGTTACCTATGGCGGCTACTACACCATCCATCTTAACTGAGGCTACTGCTTTTGGTGCTACTTCAGTCACTTGTGTATCTCCAGTTGAACCGTTGGTGTGGTAGCCACATGAGAAGCAATGCTCCCCACTGTCATCATAGACAGCGAGGGCATCACTAGAACCACAGGAGGGGCAACTCCCGTGGTGAAGGAACTTAGAAGTCCCCATTGTCATCCTCTGAGTCCATCTCAGCGACCTCTAGGACCTTCACGGCCTCTAGGTAGGTGCTTAAGCCGTGCACTGGATGCGCTGGGCCTACCTTGTACTTAAGGCGAACCTTAGAGTTATACGGTACTTCACCGTTAAACGGATTACCCTCAGCATCGACTACCTTAACGTC